TGCCCCGTTAGGGGCACGAAGAAAAGGTCCCCACAGACCTGACCTACACATTCACGGGGGTAGGTACGAATATTGTGCCAGCTCGTGTTCTGGCTGAGAGGGAAGACGCATCGGCGTGGGGCAAGAAGCCGCGCACATTAACACAGTGGGGCTCATAACCAAATGCGTACTCGCGCACCGTCATATCGGCAGGTGGCGGGGGTATGGCGAATTGATCCAGTATCTCTCGCAGGTCGTCGTCACTGACACGAGCAGCAACAAGTCGGGCGAGGGGGTGGCCAGCCAACACCGGAGGTGAGGGTGGTGCAGCGCTGAGACTCCCGACATCTATCACGCCCAAAGTACTGACAGTACCGAGGGGACGAATGGTCAAGTCCGCAGAAGTGAGCACCTGTCGTGACTGCGCTAGGCCCTTGGAATAGCTAGAGGCAGCGAGCAGCGGAACAGGGGACACCTGAGCGATCTCAAACAAACGACTCTCGAGACCCGTACAGTGGGAGTTAAGGTAGTCGTATGTGGAGTTCAGAGGCCAAGAGGATGAAACTGGAATCTCCGGCAGCATGTAGTCCGGGTCCTTCGGTGCGAAGGTATGGACTTTGACCGTCCTACCAGGCACGTTGTACACGGGAGAACCGTTATAAGACTCCTCACCATTGAGAATCTTAATAACAGTCCGTGTACGTAAACCGCGGGCGTACTTAACTGCCGGACCAACCAAACGACCTAGGTCTGGGGAACCGGACCGCAACTGGATTGTCCGTATATTTGCGAGGGTGGTCGTAAAACCATCCCTAGCGTCCATAGGGTCCGAGTCCGTCCAATTCCCGGATGCAAGGGCTGCTATCGACCGAGCGGCATACCCACGGGAACCCGTAGGAGTGATCGCGACACGGAGGAATTCAGCATGCTTGTATCCGATTGACTGTTTGGTTGGATTTAACCGGCAACCGAGATCCTTGAGCGAAACCAGAAGGGTGGAGGCATCACGGAGGGTACGAAGTCGCATATACACGTCATCGCCGGTGTGCATTGATACACACGAGTCGAAGGCTCCGGCGCCGAAAGCGTGACGAATGTAAACTCCATTGAGGATGGAGTTGAAGAACGTCGTGCCTCGGTGCCCGGACATGAGCGTACCGGCAACATGTCGAGGGGGGCCGTGACCAGTGATGTACTCGGAGTCGAGAGACTTCACGAGGACATCTGTGTACCATTGCGGTGCGCCAATGTACGAACACAACTCTTCGGTTACGATCTGCATAGAGCGGGTCGAGTGTTGAGAGTTGAAGTCGTCGTAGTCAAGCATGACATTGACGCCACCGGTTAGTTGTGCATTCTGAATGCGGCGAGTACTACCGTACGTGCCGCCGCGTCCAGGGTCGAGAAGGATCCGAGAGTTGCGCCAATTTGCGGCAACGGGGTCAAGGAGCCAGGACCAAGCGAAATAAGACCGTGTGTCACAAGCAAAGATCGCACGCGTCTTCCCATGCTCCAGCTTCTCAGACGCAGAAACGAAGGTCGTACCATCCCACTTGGAGACGGGTTCAGACTCTAGGGCTTCTGAGGCCATGCGTCGGTAGACGCGAGAGTGGGCAGGGAAGGCGTGCCGATGATCAATACCAAGAGCTCGTGACGCAGCTGACGTGTGTGCACCGTTTACACACCACGCCCATCTACGACTCCACCAGTGATCGAGGGGTTCCAGACTCGTGTCAGCATCCAACTCGGATGAGAGGAAATGCCTGACATGAGCTCGGAGATCGGCCTCGGGTATGAAAACAGTGTTTTCGTGCACTGCATCTGTACACCGAGAGGGGATCTCACGACCCCAGTCGATTGGAGCAACCCCCCTACCTTGTAGGGTTTGTGCCTCGACTAGGACTGCACCTTCTTTCACCCCGTTGAGACCGAGAGCCTTCAGCGCGTTCGAGAGTCCCTTCGCGTCGCCGGGGCACATTAGAGCGGCAACAGCGAAGCGCGCAGAGGATAAGCCGAAAGTCGGCCGCAGAGAGACGTGGTATACAATCAGAGCGATTGCCTGGTCGGCAGTTAAGCGACCGGCACAGCGCGCCAGAATGTAATCAATCTCAGAGCGGGGGGCGACAGACGGCCAAGACCTCAGGAGCGCACCCAGACTGATGTGAGCCTTGGTGTGGGCAGCGGGGTGGGACTTGACGGGGAAGGTGGCCTCACGGAAGGTCGAGTCATGAATGAGCCTACCCAGAATGCGACGTCCTCCAAACTTACAAGGGTAAGAGCGTGCCAACTCATCTACAGTCATATAGGCTGACTGTGCAAGTAGTAGGCAGTGGCTGGAGGACGTATCAAACTGGATCGGGAAGTCCAAACACAAGAGCGACACGGCCGTGGGCAACAACGGGTGGTGAGAGCGTAGGACACCTACGTTCGTGGTAACGTAGGTGAGACCGGAGAGAAAATCCATTGAGCTAAAAACAGGGAGATGGTCACGGTACTTCGAATAGATAGACGAACAGCTCATTCCGAGCCGCCCGAAGGACTTGGAACGAGCTTCAAGATCCATATCTATTCGTGCAGGCTAGGCGCCGCGCCGTGGGGTTCGGGGGTCGGCCCTGCATCCGGGGCCGTCGGAACCTCCGTTAAGCCGGGAGGTACGGCGGTCGGTGGTTTTACGGTGCCACCACCACCCCCAGCCGCGCCAAGACCACCAGTCTTTGGACCAGTCTCAGCTTTATAGTGCTGGACTGGCACAAGAGGCGTGGGCAACTCACCAGAAAGTGGGTCGCGGGAACTGGTCTTGGGGCCAGAGAACGCAAAGGACGAGACAGGAGCAGAAACCGGAGCAGGGGGAGCCTTCGGGGCAACCGTGAGCGAGGCCGGACCGAGTCGACGCGGGGCCAGAAGATCATCGGGCCGACCGAAAGCGCGCAAGTTTGCACCTCGCTGCCTGAGATAACCCAGGGCGGGGGAGACAACCGTTGCACGCTCAAGACGGGCGGGAGGACCATCGGGGGCGAGACCACAAGGACGGGAGACAGCAATCGTGACGGAGCCAGTTCCAATCTCGTGGAACATCGGGATCCTCGTGAACGCACAATCGTCATTGTCATCAATGACGAAGTGCCGGAAACGAAGACCGATGGCACCACTCAAATTGAGTAGCTCTCCGGGGGCAGGCAGACAGGAGGCAGAGTCGCGCCACAGGTAATCCGTGAGCGGTGCTTGACGACCCCACTTCTGTAGAGTCGTCTCGGCACCACCGGGTCCGGCGAAGGCGAGGTCGGTCGGGTCGAACTGGTCGACGATGACGGCGGCAAGCGGGTCGGAACGCATCCCTTTGAAATGCCAAAGGAAAGGGTTCTGGCGGGCGGAAGTCCAGGAAACGGTGGCTGTCGAAACAGCGGACGAGGGAGAGACAAGGTGTTCGATGGCACCCCAGGCAGGCCGAGTGACAGGACTGCCAGGGGTTGCGAGCGCCCCAAATCCTGCACTCTCGGCAGTGGTTGAAAACACACTGGCGGGGAGGAGAGAGGTGGGCTCGACCCAGAAGAACGGTAGTACGGTGGGCGCAGACAGGGGGGTGGGCAGATCCTCGAGAAGACTCGCGAAGGCACAGGCACAATCCAAGGCAACGGAGTCGCTCTCGCCAGCGGCAAAGACGGTCGACAGGATGCGCAGGTAGTTTGAGAAGAAGGCAGGGAGGGCCTCCTTCAGCTGTCCCAACAACTGTGGAGTTGAGGGGAACGCACCAGGCATGGACGAGGACGAGTCTAGGTCAGAGATCTGGCCTGGAGAGACGAGGACTGTTGGGAACGTATTCCCCCGCTCAACGATACAGGGATCGGCGGGGGCGGCACCAGCGGCAGAGACAAGGGCAAGGGCATCGACAAACGTCGCTACGTCCCTCCGTGACTCCGACACGAGGGCCGGGAGACCAGAGAAGACAGGTAGCGACGTGTGTATACCCCCGAGCGGAGGAGAGAAACGACCAGAACGGAGAATCGACTGCATCACGTATTGCCCGTCAGTCCCACTTGAGACGTTCAGGGCTTGGTGGAGACCACGCGTGACGGCAAACGAAAACAATTGACCTTGGCCAGCTTCAACCATGTTGGAGGCCAGAACCCTAAGAGCGTCGACTATCGCGGTCGCGAGACCGGGACCCGACACGATAGGAACTATGGCCTTCCTAGTGGAGACGTCCAAGCGCAGAATATCCGTGGCAACAGAGCTTCCCTCCCCCGCAACCGCAGCGATGAGGACGGCGAGAGAGTTCGGCGAGAGTAGCGAGTCTACAATCCGGGGAATGAAGACAACACGTGCAAGAGCATTGACGGGGGAGTCAAACGTGGCGATCGAATAGACCGTTGGCATGACGCCACCTGCAATGTCAAGGGACGTGAGGGCAGCAGTGTCGGAATCGGGGAGGGTAGACAGGACAGCGAGGGCACGAGACAGACGCTCAACGACACCAGCAAAGTTGGCGTGAGTGAAGGTCGACGAGAAGTTGGAATACTTCTTTGCCAGACCGACAAACTCTTCCGACCGTGTGGCGGGACAAGGGTAAGTCGCGTCGATCGCGGGGACAGACGACTTGGGGCGGACCAGGGCAGCAGAGAAAGACGAAAACACACGACCGACGGCGAAGACCAAGAAACCCACTCGGGTATCTTGGACTCCACGCACGATCGTGGAGGTAGTGATGGCGGCTCGGTACCGACGGAAAACGGAGTCCGAGTTTAGGACTCCGCCCCGCTGGTCACCGAGGACCGAGGACAGGAAGTTGGGGGCACCAATCTGTGCCATGTTGGTGTGCGTACTACTCCGAAGAGGTTCCCGCGCTGTGAGCTTACCACAGAATATCACACAACAGAAGCAGAAGTACGGTGATCAAGGCCGCGTAGATCGAGAATTGGAGGAGGTCGCGTTTCCAATTCAGATGGGTGTTCTGAATCCAAATCAAGGGGGGGTGCCCCTCCGACTGTTTGCTCGGTGCAATCGCTACTGATCAGAGCCAGTCCGAATTTGAACACATGGTGAGTGTCAGTCAGTCCACCTGCGGCAGCGCTAAGCATGCGGCAGGCACGTTCCCGGTGTATATAGTTACTATACATTTACGTCCTTCACTATCCTGGACCGTCCCAAAAAGGGTACTCGTACAAGACTCGCTCACTAGGACGTCGATCTTCATAACATCACCACTACACCGTTACGTTAGCAGTATCTGTCGAGTGGCGAACAGATACCACACCCGGCACGAGGCCAGTTACCTCACCATAGGGGCCTTACCAACAACGGCGGCCAACCACGAGGATTTGGTTCCCTAAGACACGGATGGAGGCGGGCAAACTCCCAGAACCAGAACAGGTACTGCCGTGTC